CACTCAGGATATAGTTACCAACCAGCTCCGTCAGGGCCTTGAGGCCGGCGAGGGTTTGAATGACCTCGCCTCACGGCTCGGTAAGACCTTAGGCTCGAACAGGGCAAGGGCGTTATCTATCGCCCGCACCCAGACTGCAGGCGCTGTCGGCACCGGCCGGCACGCCGGTATGCAAGAGGCAGGCGTTGAGCTGAAGGCCTGGTTAACTTCCGGTGACAGCAACGTCCGTGACAGTCACGTAGCGGCCGGCCAGAGATACGCCGAGGGCATTGCTCTCGATGTGCCTTTTGAGGTGAGCGGCGAGATGCTGATGTATCCGGGCGATCCGACAGGCTCAGCCGGCAATATCATAAACTGCCGATGCCTTTCTATCGCACGCAAGGCGGCGGGCAAGGTATTTGACCTGGCACACTACGCCGGTATGCAATTTTATTCTTATAACGATATGCAAAAGGACCGCGACAATCGCGGGCAAAAAGATGAGGGCAAACAAAATGGAACCTAAAATGAAATTCTTCTATCCCCGGGTCAAGGCGGTCGATGGGGAAAACCGCAGTATCACGGTCTGCATTTCGAAGGACGAAATCGACCGGCATCGTGAACGCATAGAGATAAGTGCAATAGCCGATGCGCTGAAAGGCTATGCCGCCAATCCCGTCGTACTCGGAGACCACCAGCATCGATTGTCGACCGGCAAGTCATCAGTAATCGGTCATACCCCGCCCGAGTCGTTTAAGGTCATCGAGAGCGAAGTGGATATGGACATCGTTTTTTCGGTGACAGAAAACGCCGAATCCTATTGGATCAACTATCGGGACGGCCACCAAAAAGCAGTCTCCATCGGCTTCATTGACCTGGAGTGGCGGTTCGAAGAGCAAGGCAATGAAAAAATATACGTTATCACAAAACTCGAGCTGCTCGAACTAAGCTGCGTTGCGGTACCTGCCAATCGCGGGGCTCTAATCAAGACCAAGGGCATGTTCGATAAAGAAGCTGACATTGACCCGGCAGCGCAAGCTAAAGACATCCGGGGCAAGGAGCTGACGGAACTACCCGGAAAACTTGATGAACTAATCGAGATGCACAATTCGGTACTCGAAGGTATCGAAGATATCAAATCGCTTTTAATCGCCGATCCGGATGGGTTAGCAAAGGGCTGGCTCGGCAGCTCTTTTGAATCACCCATTCCTGCCGGCGACAGAAATACTGCCGAGCAATCGTTTGACCGAATGAAACATGCATTAAATTTTGGAGATAAAGACAATGCTAACAAATGAACAAGTCGAAAAACGTCTAAAGGAGACCGCCGACCTCATTGAGAAGGCAGTAGATGACCTCACTAAGAACAACCTCGCCACCAAGACCGAGGTCCTCGATCTTATCAATGAGCGGACAGGCGAAGACGGTGAGATTCTCAAAAACAGCAAGGCCGACATCGACCGGCTCAATACCGGTTTTGACGAGGCAAAAAAGCAGGTGGACAAGCTCCAAAAAGACCTTAGGGATCTCAATCGTCGTAAGCTCTCGCAGCCGCCGTACTCCTCGGTCAGCGGCTATCGCGGTTACTTCTCCTCGCCGCAGGAGGCCAAGGCCTTTGCCCTGCTCATTATGGCAGCTTCTATGGGCGGACACAGCCGGTTCAAAGACAGGGTCGAGCAGGTCAATAAGGACCTCGAAGGTATGGGTATCGAGCCATACCTGGTGGATGGTAACGGCCATAAGGCCATGGTAGGTTCCGGCCAGGTTGCCGGCGCTCTGGTCACCGTCGAGCAAATACCGAGCATCATTACTTTGATTGAGACCTACGGTAAGTACCGCGCCAATGCCCTGGTTATGCCGATGGGTGCGGGCCAGACGACCCAGCCGAAGGTTGACGGCCTGCTCACCGGTTATGTCCCCGGCGAGGGCGGCACAATCACCGAGACCGATCCTACTGTCGCAGTGATAACCCTGACGCCGAGGACGCTCAACTTCTTGACAGGCTACTCGATGGAGCTCGAGGACGATTCCCTGGTCGCCTTAGGCGAGATGCTGGCGGGTCTGTTCGCCCGCTCGATGGCTTACTATGAAGACCTGATCGGCTTTTTGGGTGACGGCACGAGTACCTATTTCGGCATGACCGGAATCACCGGCGCTTTGCGGGCGGTCAATGCAACTATCGCCAGCATCAAATCACTCGCTGTAGGTAGCGGCGATACTTATGCTGAACTCGCCCTGGTCGATTTTGAAAAAGTAGCCGGCATATTGCCTGAGTTCGCCGACGATGGCCAAGCCAAATGGTATGTACATCGATACTTCTTTTACACCATAATGGTAAGCCTCGCCCTGGCAGCCGGCAGCGGTACCGCAGCCGAAATCCTTACCGGCCAGGCTGTCAAGCAACGTACCTATTTGGGTTATCCGGTGGAATTTACTCAGGTAATGCCCAAGGCCACGGGAGTCAGTCAGATTTGCGCCTTCCTGGCTAATCTTCGACAGGGAGCAATGCTCGGCACCAGGGGCGGCATTGAATTCGCCCAGTCCTCGGAGCGTTACTTCGAGAAGGGTGTGATTGCAGTCAGGGGCCGTGACCGAATCGCTATCAATGCACACGGTGTGGGCAATACGACCAATGCCGGCCCCATCTGTGGATTGATTACCGCTGCCACCTAATGTAGTGATTAGTGATTGGTAATTGGTAAATAGTAACTCATTGTTACTTTAAATTTTGAAGGGATCTATTATGGATTTACGAGCTGTTTTAAAGATGATGAAGTTCAAAACGGTCACGCCTCCGCAGCTTAAGGATAACGGCGATTTTGCAGGCAATACCTACATTGACACCCAGGGCCTGGGCTCTCTTTTGTTTCTGCTTATGGTCGGCACTACCGATGTTGCAGCCGGCGATGCTATCGGCTCTACTGCCGAAGGGACCGCCCCGCTCGTTGAAGAATGTGATACCACCGGCGGCGCCTATACGGCCGTCGCCAGCGCGGCCCTGGCCAACGCCATCCAGTACAATGAGGACGACAAGCTGTTTGGTATTTGTGTCGATTTGACCAAGAGCCATAAGCGCTATATGCAGGTTCAGGCCCCGCACTCGGCAGCAGGCGCCGTGAACGGCTCGAACATGGCCATTCTGGCCATCGGCTTTCCGGTTGATGAGAGTCCCCGCAATGCCGCCGGCATGGGACTGACCGAGCTGATCGAGGCCTAACAGCGTGACATTGTGATGATTATTACCCGCCCCGCCTCTCCGAGGGGTGGGGCGGGTTTTAAAAACTAAATCCGCCGTAGGCGGATAAATCGCAAAGCGAGGTGACTATGTGGATCAAAATGTTAAGGGACCAGGTGGGGCCGGACGGCATACACCTGAAAGGTCAGACCGTCTCCCTGTCTGAGAAGATGGTTGAGAAACTGGATTCGGACTCTTACGTACATGTCAATGTGGACGACCAGGCGATGGAGCAAATGGGCGTAGAGGAACGGCTGCGGCATCTGGGTGTTGAGCTGGCGACATTTGACGCTGCTATCAAATCGACGAAAGATCGGCTTGCCGACCTGCACCAAAGACAAAGAGCCCTGCGCACCAAAATCAAACAGGCCGATGACGAGCTCAAGCAAATCAGGCAGGCCCGGGCCAAAGCCGAGATGGAGGCTAAAGATGGACAATCACAAGCAAGCGAACCGGCAGAAAACAAACAACAAGACGATAAAGCAGCAGACGAGTAAGGCGATAGAACAGTCTCCGAAGGACAAGCAGTTTCGCCCTGATAAGCCCGGCTGTAACTACCGTACAAAGTAGCTGTAAACGGCTTTTAACGAGGTATTATAAATGCCTGAGTTGGTTGCAAAAACGAGCGAGGCGATTGCAGTCGATGACAGTTTGACTACGCTAATCGACTGGGTCAATATCGAGCTGGTCTCCGGCTTTACGATTATAGTTGAGAACGCCGGCGGCGGCTCGGCTAATGCTCTTACCGATGTGCAAATCGACACATCGGACGATGGTGGTATAACGCCCAGCCTGGACCAGCACGATGGCGTTCCTGCGGTCCCTATTGCCTCAGGTGTCGCAAAGACCGGTACATTTACCGAGACTGCAAAGTTTTTGCGTGTACGGGCCACGTGTGCGGCCGGTGAGGACACTA